CATAAATTCTGACTTTAACACGACCTTCAAGGCCTGATGGTGGATGTGAGTTAACAACAGTTCCGAAGAACCATCGATAATCGTCCCCATAAAACTCTTTCTGTATAGGTCTTAGAACAGCCATTAAGTGTTATCCTTTAAATGCTTCATACTCTAAAGTCTTTTGGCAGTTCGCCTAGTTTGGTCAATCTTAAAATCGTAGTGTGTTTCTCGTCAGCGAGTCTATGATTGGTTGCAAGAATTATATAGTCTCCAGATTTTCTTTTGTCGATCTGATCATTGGTGTCTTTTAGATCCCCCTGAACATTTGAGTTTAAAAACAGAAGTCTTAATTTGCGACCTACACTGATCTTACCTTTGAAGAATAACGACCCATTCATTCCGATATCAATGATGTTCTTCTTCAAGAAGGTTCTTATGATTTTATTCTTAGCCTTCAATCGCGACTCGATTAGGCTGTTGTTCTCCCCTAATAATGAAGTCTCGTCGTGATAACTCTTGAATTGGTTATATGTGTTACTTGACACGACTTGATGAATATGTAACGAGTTGTATTCGTCAGACAATTTACCATCGATCTCCAAAGACGGATCGAAAACAGATTGATTTGTATCTGCGGAGATCAATTTGTTCGTGTAGAACTCGTCAAGGATATCTCGAATACTAATATGATCGCCTGATAGCACTCCTGTCCCAGCATCAATGCTCGCATAAAAAGATCCAATCGCACCATTCTCATACAGTGCCAACGAGTTTTCAGCATCCACCTCTTTGAACGACATGATTTCATAATAAGGTCTAAGTTGATCCTGATCCGCGTCAACACCAGAAATCGCAGAACTATATCTCAGAGGCAGTTTATCATTGATCACATCTTCTCTGAGCAGACCGTCAAGGGATGACATCACGAGACTGTTTGTGTAAAGACTTCCTGACAAAAATATAGGTGAACCTGTTCGAGTTGTTGCGCGGTCTCTTAACCACTGTATCGCTTCAAGGGGGCTTAGATAAGGTACGATTATCTTTCTCGGACCTTGAACAGATGGTTCAAATAAACTTTTGACAACTGTCTTACCCAATTCATTATCTGCTATAGAAGTGATAATGTTTTCGAGTTCGTCTGTATAAGATTTACTAAACTGTTTTATAGCATCAATATATACATGTTCTTCGACCAAACTAATCGAAAGCAATTCTGCTCTCTCATTCATTTTTTGTGTGTCGTTTATCTTCGAGAAAAAGAAATACTTGACGACGACCGGTTCCTCTGGATTTTCAGCGTCACCCAAAACAAGTTTAAGTCTTTCTGTCCCTTGAATATTTAATGAGTTTTTAAGACCAAAGTCATCTATGAGAACAATCGTTGAATCTACATAGGGCTTATATAGATTCTCGAATAAGTTTACTTCGACAATATTACCCCGAACATCTACAACCTTATCTTCGTTTTTGACAGAAGATAAAATTATAGACGCTTCGAGTATTCCAAACTGAGATTGGTTCTGAGCCATTAAGTTCTCTTAAGTAGTCGCTTGAAGTCGCCTACAACTTGTTCGATGTATTGTTTTTTAATTACTCGAATCTTCTTGACAGCATCGTTCTGACTAATCAGAAACTCAAGATTAGTAATAGGAATCTTCGAGGGTTCGGATTGGTAAAAGAAGTCAAGGTATGTTCCCGAATCATTCTCGTAGTGATGTGTTCCCTGATATTCATAAACTGTAGCCTGAAGGTCAGGTCGTAGATTAGAACCATCAGAATAAGAGATATTAGTCTTACCTGTAATGTCACTGTCTGACGAAATGGTAATCTCGCCTACATTAAGATTCTTTCTGACAACAACGCCGTCACTACCCTGAACTAACACTGCTTGCCCAACAGGATATTTGTCAGCAAGATTTCGAATCCCTGCGCTATCCGCCTCTGACAACCCTAGTTTAACAGTGTAGTTTGAAAACATCGTATTCTGAGCATACGTGTATAATTGTTGAAGCGTCTTTGGCCAACCTTGTTCTCGCAATCTCTCATTCATCAAGAAGAAGGTCCAATCATACTCACTCTTACCATAAAGTCTGTGTGCTAATGTGTCGGGTCTATCCCCATCACGAATCTCATACTCGATGTAAGCACCGGTTGTGTCTCGTAATATATCAATCAGATCAACATATCTTGTTAGTTGTTGAAACAATACGGGAGACTCTTCCTCACCAAAGAGGTAGAAAACCTTGGGAAAATTTTCAAAATACTTTGACATTAGAAACCGCCCCTAATTTTTTCTTTGTCCAGAGTAACAATCTCTTGAAACGCTAACGAGATATCAACTTCGACAAAGTTACCATCCCAATGCATTCCTGTTCCGGTTGAGTTGAAAGATGTCTGTACATCTCTAAGATAACATCTCTGAATTTTAAATGCCGGATTTTCTCCGTAATTATTTTTAATATCTATTTCAAACATGTTGGGAAATTTATACGCAAGAGGTACACCCGAATCACCAAGAGGTATCTTTTCTGGGTAGAGTTCTTGTCTGAAAAATTTTACAATGTTTCGCACTTCTAATGCTTCCTCGTGACTGTTCGCGACCATTTTGAAGGTGAAAGCAAAACTTCTTATTCCCACTTGCTGAAAAAGTGTTCGTTGATTGGGGGCAGATGCGATTCGTGTTGCGCTTCGTACAGCAGGAGAAAGACCTCCCATGGTATCTCCTAGCACCGCGGCACCCACAACTGCGCCGGCGCCGCCGAATGAGCTACCAATCGCTCCACCTAAAGCTTCTCCCGCAACTTTAGCGATTGCGGAAGCCGCAAGAGCAGACGCTGTTGATAATAGTTGACCACCATCAGACATGGCTCCAGCAAATGGGTTTTGTCCTTGCATTGCGCCTTCAAGCGCACCGCCGGCTAGTCCTAAGTTGGCAGTTTCATATTGTGCCAGATCACTGTATCGCAGATCACGTTGAAGAGGCAATTTAACGCTACCAACGCGTTGACCACCGCCTTTATTCTCATATGTCTGAAAGTAAGACGCTTGTTGTGCTTCACCTTTTTCAGTTTCAGAGCGAGTTTTCGTGTCTCCTTGGTTCTTCTTTGGATCCATGTCCAGCACGCGTTCGGCAACAGTTTCTCCAACGGATTGCACCGCGTCGAGTACCGTATCTATGATTTCGCCAAACCCCTCCCCTATCTTTTCTGCTATATCAACGCCTTCAGTTTTGACTGCTGTAAATTTAATAGTGGCAGGAAAAGACTTTGATAGTGTGAGGGGATATTTAAAATTCCGAGACTCTTCCTGTGATTCTTCTGAAGGATCTGTGGCTTCTTGATTAACGTCTTGGGTAGATTTTTCTTCGGCGATCACAACTTCTTCGGTTGCCGTGTTCGGTTCTTCGCTCCAGTACTGGCGGCGTTCACTTCGATTTTGTATAGTGTCCATATAAGACCTAATAAATATGTTTATCTTAGTTTATTTATAGAGTTTTTATGACATATAAAGGCAGGTATCGAGTTAAAAATCCCGAGAAGTATAAAGGCGATTATTCAAATGTCGTCTACAGATCTTTATGGGAGAAACATGCGTTCAAATGGTGTGACCAAAACTCAGAAATAAAATATTGGTCAAGCGAAGAAACTGTCATACCATATCTATATGAAGTTGATAGAAAGTACCACAGGTATTTTATGGATTTGAAAATTGTTTACAAGTCGGGAAAAACCGTTCTCATAGAAATAAAGCCTGAAAAAGAACTGTCACCTCCTAAGGGTGATCGTCGCACTAAGCGTTATATCAATGAAGGATTGACGTATATAAAGAATCAAAACAAATGGAAAGCGGCAAGCGAGTATGCGAAAGATCAAGGGTGGGAGTTTCAGATCTGGACAGAAAAACAACTTAACGCAATGGGAATAATGCCCAAGTCTACTAAACCATTAAAACCTTTCACGAGGAAGAAAACGAGTACAAAAAAGACTAAATAGAAAGTATGAAATGTAGGGTAATAAAATAGTGTCAAATCTTTTTCAGACAGTAGAGTTAGAAGCGTTTCGAGCGGGTATCACGCCACGCACCAAAGAGTCCCGTGACTGGTTTCGAAAGAAGGTGCAGAACATGCGCAACCTCAATCGTAGAGCGTTGATGAATGAAGATCCTGTTGAGAAAAGGTCGAAACATGTTTCTGGATCTATGTTCATGTTCTTCTACGATGCGAAGAACAGAGACACGCTCCCGTATTGGGATTCGTTTCCCTTGGTGATTGCGATTGGTCCGGCGGCAAAGGGGTTTTATGGTATGAATCTACACTATCTACCGATACCTCTTCGTGCTAAGTTTCTTGACAACCTAATGGACATCACCAACAATAATAAATACAACGAGTCAACAAGATTTGAAGTGTCATATGAATTTCTAAATCGGGCGGCAAAGTTTAAGTATTTTAAGCCTTGCTTTAAACATTACTTAACAAGTCAGATAGAAGGAAAACTTGCGTACATTGCCCCTCCTGAATGGGAGATTGCAACATTTCTTCCAGCCGCTCAATGGCAGAAAGGGAAAATGGGTCAGGTTTATAAAGATTCTCGGAGAATAATGAATGCTTAAGTCGGGAACAATAGAAGAATTAAAATCGATCGTCTCAAAGGGCCGCGGTCTTGCTCGAACAAATCTTTACTATGTGTATCTGCCTTCGTTAGAGCACCATAGTTCATATGAACTCGGAGTCCTTTGTACAAACGTTACTTTGCCCGCACGACAGTTGACAACTGTTCAACGTGAGTTGGGAATTGTGAAACAAGATGTCGTTTATGGTTTTGTCAACCCGAATGTTTCTATGACCTTTCGAGTGTTGAATGATCAGTCTGTTCGTGAATACTTTGAAGTATGGCAACAACTTGCTCTGGAAAAATATGATGACATCGAAGGTAGATACGAATCATCCTACCCAGATCAGTACTGTAAGAAAGTAGAAATATTTCAGTTAGAGAAAGGTGTGAGTTATCCGATCTACGACAAGCAAATTGAACTGGGCCCAATCAATATTAATTTTGATATTGATATAGGAAGTTCGTTTGATAAGAATTATAAATGGACTCTTGACAGAGCCTTTCCTGTAAGCATAGCAAATGAGACCTTCTCGGACGCCTCATCAAATGAGATAAGTACAATTACGGTAGAGTTTTCCTACCACTATTGGGAAAGTGAAAAATTAACACCTAAAAACAAAAATAGAAATGCACTGAGTGGGCTACTAGGTAGCATTGCAAGCAATATTTAATTAATGGAGATAAATTATGTCGTTACCGACGCTGAATGAATTACCGAAATATGAATTAACATTACCATCAACGGGTAAGAAGATTAAATTCCGACCGTATTTGGTGAAAGAAGAAAAAGTTTTGATGATGGCGGCAGAAACAAAAGACGCCAACCAAATTATGAACACAGTAATTGATACGGTTAGTGCTTGCGTCACTAGCGATGTCAACGTTTCTAAACTAACTACCTTTGATCTCGAATATCTTTTTATTAAGTTGCGAGCAAAATCTGTCGGTGAAAAGGCCAGTTTAAACATTAAATGTAAATCGTGTGAACACGAAAATTCATATGAATTAGACCTTGACGATATTGTTTGTGAGTCGAAATCGCGTAATAATATAATCGAACTGGACGATAAGGTTTCTGTACAGATGAGGTATCCTAGTTACGTGGATTTAAAAGACGTTGGGGACGAGGAAGAAATGGGATTTAATATCCTCTCTAGTAGTCTTGAAGCAGTGTTTTTAAATGATGAAAAAATTAACATCGAAGACGAAACACAAGAAAGTGTTAAAAGGTTTTTGGAGTCAATGACTCGCGAACAATTTAAAAAGGTCACTAGTTTCCTGTTTGATATACCCAAGGTTGCGTGTGATATTGATTTTGATTGCGTTAAATGTAACGAACATACTCATATTGAACTGAGAGGTATTCAAGATTTTTTTTAGTGTGCCTCTCGCATGAAACTCTGGCGAATCATTATAAAACGAGTTTTTTGTTGGCGAGGCACCATAAATATTCATTGACGGAACTTGAAATGATGATGCCATGGGAAAAGGAGGTACATCTAATCTTGCTCCTACAGGCGATGGAAGAAGAAAAACAATTAAGAGAATCGTATGGCAACTCTGGATGACATCGTTGAATCAAATATACTCAATGCTGAGTATCTTCAGAACATTAACGAATTACAAAAAGATCAATACAAAGAACAGGTCGATACTGCTAATAGTATGGGCAACTTGGACGATCGTTTTAAACAATTTTTCATAAGTCTTGGACGAGAAAGATTGAAAAATGAAGAGACTCTCCGCGAATCTAGAGAGTCTGCTGGAGGCGAAAGTATTGGTCAGGGTGGTTCTGAAAGCACTTTCAAAAAGGTAGCTGGTGCTGGTGCTGGTATTGGTGTTGGTATGGCGGCTCTGGGTCTCGGCATCGGCGGATTCTTTGCTGGACTTGCCGCAGGCGACAAAGCACTTACATGGATGAATACCGATCTCACGAAACTCACTGGCGTGATGAAAACGTTGACTGATGGTTTCGCTGAAATGAACACGGACGGATTGCTTAAAGTTGGTGGTTTATTAGCTGCGGGTGGTGCAATGGGGGCATTGCTTGGTCCAGGCAAGTCTATGAAAGCTGGTTTCGGAATGTTTATGTTAGGTGCTGGTATCGGAGGGTTTTTCGCGGGACTTGCTGCAGGCGACTCGGCCGCAAGTTATCTCAACGCGGACGGTGTTGCGATAAAGAATATTATGGTCAATCTAGCAGAAGGACTAGGAGCGTTCGCTGGAAAGGACCTAGCTGTACTTGGTGCTTTATTGGCGACAGGCGGATTGTTGGGTGCGACAGGCATGGCAGGACCAGCCGCAACTGGCCTTGGACTTCTTGGTGTTGGTATCGGCGCGTTCTTTGGAGGGATCGCCGTAATTGGTGAACTCGCGAGCGTTCTTGGTGCTGATGGATCTGGTATGCGAGACATTATGGTCAATCTCGGTACAGGTCTGGCGGCCTTATCAAACGACGACATTGATATGCTTAAATTGATCGCATTCGGTCCAGCGGCCAGTTCTGTGGCGTTGGGTATAGCAGCGTTAACAGCAACGGGACTTGTCGCAGGCCTTGGTAATTTTGTTTCAAAGATCTTTACAGATTCTAATGAACCTAGTGTGTTCGAGAGAATTGGAAAGGACTTAGAAATTTTATCAAGTCTAGACATTTCAAATCTCGCTGGGTTCGACGCGTTGTCTAAATCTTTATTTCAACTCGGAGACGGGATTGACAAAATCGCTAATGCGAACATGGACGATTTTAAAAGGAATATCGAGAACCTTGGTAAGTCGATAGCGTTCGCTATTCCTATTTTTGATAGGATGTGGAACGGCGGACTTCTCGGAGAAGGATATTTTGATGGATACAGTCAGGTTGATTTCGGGAAGGGATTAAAGAACTCACCCATATCTGAGATCAGTAGTGTTATGGCCAAAGCGGCAGATATACCCATAGGACAGGCAGTGGAGAGAGGAACGATGTCTTCAGTTGAAAGTGTCGCTAGCAATAACGTGACTGTGGTTAACAACAACACTAACGCACCTACAAGTGTGAACAATCAAACTAGTGTGTCTAATGGTGGTAATACTATGCCTTCTGCGACAATGTCTAACGGGACAAGATCAAACGCATATGCCGGAGCATAAAAAAAAGGGGACTTTCGTCCCCCCCATAACCTTTAAGGTTTATACTAAGAGTTAATCTTCAGCGGCAAGTTTCGCAAAGTATGAAAGAGTATCCTCTTCACCATCTGCGCTCATTGACTCACTAGATTCTCGTGGTTGCACAGGACTACTAGTTTTCATTGGTTCTGGCGCGCTCGATGTATCCATCGAAATCTCTTGACGAGTTGTGTTCGATTGACCCAGAACAAGAGCAAGACGATCAGCGAGTTCCTCACGAGTCTTGTAGTTCGCTGGATCCGTAAACTCATTCAGATCATATAACCCTTCATAGATCTGTTCTAGTTCCGAATCATCACCATTCAACAACGGTGCTGGCGAAGCAAACTCTGACTTATCATAGTTACGATAACCTTCAACATTTCGAATCTTCAGTTTGAATGAAGCACCTTCCCAGAAATCAAAGGGATTTACAGGGGTCTCATCTGCAAACTGTGGTTGCATCACATCCATCATCTTATCAAAGATTTTCTTACCAAAAGTGTACAGGAAGACTTTGCCTTCGTTCTGTGGGTTAGCCGGGTCAGATTCGACCAGAACATTTGACACATAGTGAAGTCGACGCTTCTGAGTACGAGCAGTCTCTTTGT